TCACTATGTCAAGTTGGTCAACGGTGGCAATGTCGAAATCAGGTCAGATGATATGGCGGGAAATACTGCTGTATGGAGTTTTGGCACAGATGGTAATCTAACCGTTCCTGGCAACATCACCATGGGTCCTGGCAGTGGCAGATTACTCAGTGTGGTTACACCTGAACCTGGCCTGCTCAGCTGGGAATTTGGCATGGATGGCACAACGACCTTGCCAGGTGCTGTGGTCAACAGCACAGTGGCCAAGACAGCAACTCCAAACACTGGCATTCCTCTTACACTGGGCGATTCAACTTGGGGAGTGGCATTAGGGGATGGCTCCTATGGACCATTCACAGGCAGCATTGTTGGTATAGTTTATAATGTGGTTGTCACTGGTGGCACAGCAGCCTATACCATTGTGAGTTATCCTGGTACCATAGCAGTTAATACTGTTATAGATCAGTTGGATGCTGGCTCTTTAGGTGGAACTCCGGGCAACACATCCAATATCAGTGTTACTACTGTAAATGATGCCATGGCACTGGATTTGAACAAGTCTATAAACAAACTGGCTGACGGTAGTTACACATTAGCTGATGGTGTGGAAGGACAGATCATGTATCTTGTTCCACAGTCTGGTATAACACCTGCTAATGTAAGCGTTGATGTCGGCAACTACAGGGTTGGAGGTTTTAACGGTACCAACGGCGGGCTTTATCCGTTTAGAATATTAAACGATGCTGACGCTACTTACTACGATAGCCGAGCATTCTGTACACTAATATTCACAGACGGTGCATGGGAGCAGAGCGGCGGATCGTGGGATTAACGAATCGCCTGTTCTCGTAGTTTAACACAAGTATCGCACCTTCCACAGGGTGCGATACTTTTTTCTGTGTACTGGGGACGGCGACAGCTCCAGAACATGTCACGCAATGATTCAGGCAAGCTGTCGTAGATCTCTCGCTTGGTCATGTTCAACACAGGATATATTTTCTTCACCGTCGTAAACGCGGCCAAGATAGCATTGGCTCGTTGCCTACGCTGACCAAGACTTTCGCTATCATCGTTGGCCTGCATGCCCATGGCAATCAACTCAATGTCAGGGTTTACAGAGCAGATATATCCTGCAAAAAAGTTCATGCTGTATGTATCTAACATGAATTTGCCGTTGTAGGGCGGTGAACTTATTTCACTTTCGCTATAGACGAAACTGTGGCCTAATCTCTCAAGTTCGTTTAACGCCGCGGTTACAGCAATTGCTTCAGCACGATCTCGCTGTTCAACATTGCGATTATGCACATGATGTATGTGTATACGATAGAGAGCATATTCGGGATCTGTGAGCAGTTTGTACACGGTGCCCAGGCTGTCTAGGCCACCCGAGTACATCACTAGGATTGTTTTGTGTTCCATATGTAAAATGAGTAAACCTCGTTGATGGGATGTTCTTCAGGTTCAGGATCCAGTTCATGTGCTAGAGGAAAGTAGCAGGCATAGCGTGTGGGCCAATTGGGATTGAGAAAGGCTCGTGCCACAAAACGATCGCAGTTGGGCAGTACCACTTTAAGTAAATCTTTACAAAACTGTTCCCCGAATGCCAATCCACCGTCAATAAGAATAGTGTTCCAATGTTCGTCCAAGGTAAACCAATCACGCTGCTCTAACTTTGAATCTTGATACAGTGGATCTATATCCCAAGCCTCATCACATAATGGTAACAATTGTTTTGTACTGCCTAATAGTAATACACGACCCGAACAATAACTTTCAAATATTTGATAATCATCTTCGTTTGGCGCAGCAGGCCATTTTAATGTAGTCCAGTAGCTATTATCGTGCATGCGATATTTATAGCTTAAATACACTATAGGTATAAAGAAATATTCGGAGAATACAATGGCAATCACAATAGGCAGCGGAATACAAATTGGCGGCGGAATCAGTTTTGATGTTGGCACCGGAGGCGGCGGTGGAGGTGGCGGCGGAGGTGGACCAGTCACTATCACCGGAACTTTTGAAGTAGGACAATTTTTCTTTGATGCTAACTTTGTAGGAGCGCAGTATCCAAGTCCGGCGCCAGGATTAGGGTATTTAAGTGATCAAACCCCAGGGGGTATTTTGAATCAAATAGTTAAACTGTCTGACAATACCACAATTGTAGGGTTTAACGAAGGAACATATGGTAGTGCTACAGTAAGTTCAGGTACTATTAACGGACTTACTAATATCAGTGTGACTATAGATGGTATTACGCAAACCAGTACTTTAGAATACAACGGTCAAACAAGAGCTGTTCCGTGGCCAAGTGATGTGTTCAGTTTAGCTACTAAAGTTGGGCAGACTCTTTCTTTTACTATTAACATTACTTAATTTAAGCAATATAAAACTAACAAAGGATCAAATTGGATATCATCGTTGCCACTCTCGTTCTCACACACATTACCATTGCCTGTGTAACTCTATACCTACATCGTAGTCAAGCACACAGAGGAGTAACATTTCATCCTGTGATTGCTCACGCCATGCGCTTTTGGTTATGGCTTACTACCGGAATGACTACCAAGCAATGGGTGGCCATACATAGAAAGCATCATCAAGTGACCGATCAGCCCGGAGATCCTCACAGTCCACACATCTACGGAATCCGCACAGTAATGACTACAGGATGGTTGTTGTATAACAATGCAGCCAAGGATGCCGACTTTGTGATGCAATATGGCAAAGGCACACCCAAGGATTGGATTGAACGCAAATTATATACGCCGCATCATAAACTGGGTATTCTATTAATGCTAGTCATAGACCTACTGTTATTTGGGGTGTGGGGATTGCTAGTTTGGGCGCTGCAAATGATTTGGATACCGTTCTGGGCAGCAGGCATTATCAATGGTATGGGTCACTGGTGGGGCTATCGCAACGGTGTAACCAAGGATCATTCGACTAACATATTTCCATTTGGAATTTTAGTAGGCGGCGAAGAATTGCATAACAACCATCACTTAGATCCGGCCAGTCCAAAATTAAGTCATCGTTGGTTTGAATTTGATATTGGTTGGTTATATATCAAACTTTTACAATCATTAAAGTTGGCTTCTGTTAAAAAATAATATACAATAGCAGTATGTTAGACTCTATCCAGCAAACAGTTTTGCAGTTGCTTCCTGGCCGACGAAAAACGGGTCAGAATGGCTGGACAAGTTTTAATGCGCCTTGCTGTATACATAACGGAGAAACAGCAGATACAAGAGGTCGGGCCGGCATTAAAACAAACGCAGGGCAGATCTCGTTCCATTGCTTTAATTGTGGTTACACTACTTCTTTTATTCCAGGCCGGCATCTAACATTCAAATTTAGAAAACTACTTGCTTGGCTTGGTGCCGATGATCTTACCGTACGCCGACTAGTAATAGAAGCAGTTAGACTAAAAGAAATAATTGCTCCAGAAGAATTAGCCAAAGAACCTGAAGAAGAAATTGTTTATGAAGCAAGAACATTACCCGAAGGTTCGGTTAGTTTTGATGAGTGGACTACTTATTTGGCTATTCAAGGTGATGGCTATGTAGTCCCTGATCGTGTGGTTCGTGCCGTGCATTATGTTAGTCATAGACAAATAGATATCAACAAATACAAATTCTTTTTGACAGACAATGAAGCTTATAACTTACACCGAAGAATTATTGTACCATACTATTACAAAAATGAAATAGTAGGATACACAGCAAGAACTTGGGAGCCCGATGTCAAGCCCAAGTATTGGTCTAGTCATCCTGCAGACTTTGTGTTCAATTTGGATCAGCAACAAGCAGATTGGAAGTTTGTTATAGTATGCGAAGGACCTTTTGATGCAATGAGCATTGATGGCGTAGCACTCAATGGAAGTGAAATATCAGATACACAAGTGGATCAAATTGATAAATTGCAACGCGAAGTTATTGTTGTGCCCGACACAGACCGTGCAGGCCGTAAACTAGTTGATCGTGCAATAGAAGCAGGTTGGACTGTTAGTTTTCCTATATGGCAGGAAACTTGCAAAGATATAAATGAAGCAGTAATCAAATATGGTAAATTATTTGTACTTAAAAGTATATTAGCTGCTAGAGAAACTAGTAGATTACGTATTGAGCTAATGAAGAAAAAATTACTTTCGTGATGACACAACAAAATATTAAATTGATAATAGATGTGCCTTACAAAAAGTTCCTTAACTCTTGGGAACTACGTGCAAGAGCAGGTGTAGTATACCCGCAGCAACAGTATTTACTTGACTTACAAAAGTTATACCAAGAAAATTTATCGATTATTATACATAACCGTTGGCTTCATTTGTCGTCTTTATTAAATGAAGTTGATTCTAGTATAACTCAATATGTATTTTTAGCAATTAATCGCTATCTGCTTTTACCAGAAACTGTTAGTTTAATAGATGATTATGATCTAGCTATAATCGAATATTGTAAATTATCTAAAAAATATAAAGTAAAAGAAAGTAGATTTAATAATAATCTACCTGGTAATACAGGCAATGCGGTATTTCCTGATATAGGCATACTATATGAAAAAAAGCCAAGTTAGAGAGCTTAATACTCAATATGGATATCGATATCAATTATTAAAACACAATTTGAAAAACAAAGATCAGTTAATTACTCCATATGATAGATATATATTAGATAATTTAAATAACGGCGTTACCTTAGCAGTAGAAGCTATTGGATATCAATATTATTATCTAATACCTAACTTAATAGTTGATTCTCAAACAAACGCAGATAACATTATAGCGGTTAATAGTACATTTTTTAAATACTGTACACTAGGCGAAATCAAAGACAAAATTATAAAGTTAGGGTACAATTTAAATAAAAGTGGTAAATTATTTGTTAGTTTTAATTTTCAATTTGTTATTTTTAATAGGCTTAAATTTGACTTTAATACAGAGTGCGCTAAAATGTTAAACGACACAGGACTTGAAATTTGTGGAAAAATAATAAAGAATCCTGAACAAACAAATCCTTATGGAAACAATTTTTTTATATTAAAAAAACATGACTAAAGATTATAATACAGAAACACAAAAGTTATTTTTAGAGATGATGCTACAAGACGCAGAAACTTACGTTCGCGTTCAAAACATCTATAATTCACATAACTTTGATCGTAGTTTGAGACCAGTTGCTGAATTTATTAAAAAGCACAGCGACGATCATAAAACTTTACCTACTCGAGACCAAGTAAAAGCAATCACTGGTATAGAACTAAGAGAAATTCCTGATATGGGTGATGGACACTATGATTGGTTTTTAACAGAATTTGAAGGATTCAGTCGCAAACAAGAATTAGAACGAGCGATTCTAAAAGCAGCAGACATGATTGAGCTGGGCAACTTTGATCCTGTAGAAAAACTTATTAAAGATGCGGTGCAAATCAGTCTAACCAAAGACATGGGCACTGATTACTTTGAAGATCCTCGCGCCAGATTGCTTAAGATTAAATCTAATAATGGGCAAGTAAGCACAGGTTGGCCGACTATGGATCAACGCTTGTTTGGTGGCATGAACAGAGGCGAACTCAATATCTTTGCTGGCGGTTCAGGTAGCGGCAAATCGTTATTCATGCAGAACATTGCAATCAATTGGATTACCGCAGGATTAAATGGTGTGTTTCTTACACTAGAACTTAGTGAAGAATTGTGTGCTATGCGTATGGATGCTATGGTTGCTAATTGTAGCACAAAAGAAATCTTCAAGGACCTTGACACACTAGAAATGAAGATACGCATGGTAGGAAAGAAATCAGGTAAATTGCGTATCAAGTACATGCCGGCGCAGAGTAATGTTAATCACATTCGTGCATATCTTAAAGAACTAGAAATACAAACAGGACAACGGACAGACTTTATAATGGTCGATTATCTTGATCTTGTTATGCCAGTTAGTGCCAAAGTTAGCCCTAGCGACCTGTTTGTCAAAGACAAATATGTTTCAGAAGAATTGCGTAACTTGGCTAGAGAATTTAATATATTGATGATTACTGCCTCACAGTTGAATCGTAGTGCAGTTGAAGAAATTGAATTTGATCACAGCCATATCTCAGGTGGTATCAGTAAAATTAACACAGCAGATAATGTGTTTGGTATTTTTAC